TATTTTAAATAACATTTCATATAGTGATAATTATGACCAAGGATTTACAAAACGTAGAGCTATCGTTTGGTCTTTAGATTTTGTTTGTAAGGGATTCCTTTATGGACCAGTTAAGTCTGGTGGAATTATTAAATTTGTCAATAATAATTATTACATTCCAAATTCTAACAATATCATAGATCAAGTTGGAAGTTTACCCATAGAAGAAAAGGTTACAATCCAACCTGGACTTTCTAATACTGGAATTGCAATAAATTATTTTGGCGCTCCTAATGCAAATACTGGAACTGTACCATATAATCAGATAGAAATCAGCGACGACTTCGGTTATATAACGCAAATTTACAATGAAAATGAAATAGAACAATGACAGCAAATAATGATCCAATTGCAAGTGCTTTAGGAGTATCTCCTATGACACAAATTAATACAGTAACAAATTTGTTAGCTAAAGCTCATAATGATAGTGCAAAACAAGATTTTGAAGCAGCTCGAGCTAACATATATGAGGTAATACAGAACGGTCAAGAGGCTATGTTTAAACTTGGTCAAATTGCTGATAGTTCTCAACATCCAAGAGCGTTTGAAGTTTTAAGTAAGCTTATGGAAACTATGCTTCAAGCCAATAAAGATTTGTTAGAATTGCAAGAAAAAATAAGAGAAATTAACGTAATCGATGCACCTATAAGCGAAAAGGCTCAAACAATTAATAACAATTTGTTTGTTGGTTCGACATCAGAGTTGCAAAAAGTAATAGAGAATATGAAGAATGGTGGATCTGCAAAATGACCCTTTAAAGGGTTACAAAGGTAACGCTAATCTAAAGCGTTCTAATCAGGCTATTGAGTGGACGCCTGATCTTGTTCAAGAGTATATTAGATGTTCTCAAGACATCGTATACTTCGTTGAAACATATATGAAAATTATTAGCATCGATAAGGGTCTTGTTAATTTTAAACTTTACCCTTATCAAAAACAAATGCTTTCTAATTTTGCGGGCAATCGTTTTAATATTGTAACGACTGCTCGTCAGGCTGGTAAGTCAACTACTACTTGCGCTTTTATTCTTTGGTATATTATTTTCAATGCTGATAAAACCGTAGCCTTACTCGCTAACAAAGGTGATACTGCTCGAGAAATTCTGGGTCGTATCCAGTTGGCTTACCAGCACCTTCCTAAGTGGCTTCAACAGGGTATTCAAGAATGGAACAAGGGTTCGTTCGTTCTTGAAAATAACAGCCGTGTTATAGCTGCTGCTACCTCATCTGACGCTATTCGTGGTTATTCTATCAATATGTTGTTTATCGACGAGGCTGCGTTTATTGAAAACTGGGATGAGTTCTTTACTTCAGTTTATCCTACAATTTCATCAGGTAAAGAGTCAAAGATTATTCTAGTTTCTACTCCGAATGGTTTAAATCACTTTTATGCTATTTGGGTAAACGCTCAAGAAAAACGCAATGGTTATCAAAACATGTTTGTTCGATGGCAGGACGTTCCAGGGCGAGATGAAAAGTGGAGAGCTGATACATTAGCAGCAATGAACTTTGACCTAGAGAAGTTTGACCAAGAATATAACTGCGAATTCCTTGGTAGCTCTGGTACACTTATCGCTGGTTGGAAACTTAAAGAGCTTGTTCACCAAGCTCCGATGGTTGAACGCGAAGGTTTGGTTCAATACAAGGCTCCAGAAACTGAGCATCTTTATGTTATGGTTTGTGACGTTAGTCGTGGTAAAGGATTAGACTATTCTGCCTTTCAGGTTATAGACGTTTCACGAATGCCATATGATCAGGTCGCCGTTTACCGAAACAATGCAGTTACTCCTGCTGATTATGCTGACGTAATACATAGAACTGCTAGAGCATATAACAATGCAACGGTTCTAGTAGAAGTTAATGACATTGGCGAACAAACAGCACACACTTTACATTATGATTTTTCTTATGATAACATTTTGTTCACTGAAAATGCTGGTCGTGGTGGTAAAAGAATCAGTTTAGGTTTCGGTGGTTCTGGTAGTGGTTCTGTTGCCAAGGGTAAAAAAGATAAAGGTATTAGAACTACTAAGGTTGTTAAGTCGATCGGTTGTTCTATTCTCAAGCTTCTAATAGAAGGTAATCAGTTAATCGTTAACGATTTCCACACTATCAATGAGCTTTCTACGTTTTCTAAAAAGGCAAATTCATACGAAGCCGAATCGGGAAAACACGATGACCTTGTTATGTGTTTGGTGCTTTTCTCTTGGTTAACCGAACAACAGTACTTTAAAGAATATACAAACATTAATACTCTCATGTCTCTCCGTGAGAAAACTGAAGAAGATATGGAACAAGACATGTCTCCTTTCGGCTTTTTTAACGACGGTCGAGACGAAATGATGGAAAATTATGACGAATATGAAAGGGTTGTGCCTGACAGTTGGATGTGGAATGTAAGAGAGAACTTTTAATAAATAACAGTAAAAATATAACATAATTCTCGCATAAAAGGAGAGATTACAATGGCATTTCAACTAAGTCCAGGCGTTAACGTTTCTGAAATTGACCTTACAACCGTTGTGCCTGCAGTTGCTACTACAGACGGCGCTATTGCTGGCGTGTTCGCTTGGGGACCAATCGGAGAAAGAGTTTTAATCGACAGCGAAACTAAGCTTGCAAATCGCTTTGGTAATCCAACCAATTTCAACGCTGAAACATGGTTTACCGCTGCAAGTTTTCTTTCTTACGCAAATCGTTTATATGTTTCTCGTGGAGCTAACACTACTGGTCCAACACCTTATGTAAGTGTTGCTGCAGTTAACGGAAGTAATGTTGTAACGCTTGCAAATACTAGTGGCATCAGCTCTGGTATGTATGCATTTCAAAGCTCTAATTCTAGCGTTTTTGTTGGTGCTAATAATCTATATGTTGTTTCTGTAAACTCAAGCGCGATTGTTCTCTCAGCCGCAGCAAATGCAACAAATACTGCAGTTAATCTTTATTTCGCAAATCCAGCAACAGCCTATACTGCAGTTGGTTTAGAGCCAAACGGTTTGGTTGCAAACCTTGTAAATCAAATTGTTAAGAATGAAAATCATTATGAAACAAAAGCTAATACTTTTGATACTGATGTAACATACATAGCAAAATATCCAGGTCAGATTGGTAACTCTATCAGAGTTTCAGTTTGCGATAATGCAAATTCTTATACTCAAACAGTAGATGCAAAAAATGATGTGCAGTTTACTATTGGTAGCAATAGCGTAACAACCGTTGTAGCTAACGTAGCAATTGCAGCTAATGTTATTGGACAATTTTCTATCGGCGATAGAATTGAAGCTGGTAATGCTGCTATTGGCGTTCAGTATCTAACAATTTCTAACTTGAGCTCTTCTGGTAATACTTCGAATGGTTCATTTACAATCAACTTTGAAGATTCATACAGATTAAGAGAAAATTATTCTTCAAATAATCTTGTTCGTTACTGGGAATTCTTTAACCTTGTTCAAACAGCTCCAGGTCAGTCAATTTATCAAGCACAGTATGGTAATACTTCTGCTATGGACGAAGTGCACGTTGTAGTTGTTGACGAAGGTGGTAAGTTTACTGGAACTCCAGGAACTGTTCTTGAAGTATATAAGAGTATGTCTCGTGCTACAGACGCTAAAAATGCTGATGGTAGCACCAATCACATGATTGATATTATCAACAACAATTCAAACTATGTTTGGATTGCGAACGATAGAAGCACTGCTCTTTGTCGTATTTCAACAAGATTAACTTCTTCAACTTCTACTGCTCCAGGTAATTATCAGTTTAAGTTTGGTGCAGCTGGATATAATGAAGCAAACAATAGCGTATTTTCTGCTGTTGCTTCAGCCTATGATATGTTCGCTTCAACTGAAGATGTTGATATTTCTCTTGTTATGCAAGGACGACCATTAGGTGGCTCAACAGGAATTAATGGTGAAACAGTAACTAATTATCAGTTAGCTAACTATATCATTGATAATATCGTTGGTGTTCGTAAAGATTGTCTAGCTTTAATTTCTCCAGATAAGTCTAAAGTTGTTAATAACTTTGGAAATGAAACTCTTGGTTTGAAGAACTGGAGAGGCGCTATCAACTCTTCTACATATGCTGTAATGGATTCTGGGTACAAGTATATGTACGATCGTTACAATGACGTTTATCGTTGGATTCCACTCAATGGTGACATTGCTGGTCTCTGTGTTAAAACAGATAGCACCAATGATGCTTGGTGGTCACCAGCTGGATTTAATCGCGGACAGATTAAAAATGCTGTAAAGCTTGCTTACAACCCAAAAAATTCTGATCGTGATATTCTTTATAGCAATAATATCAATCCAGTTGTTAGCTTCCAGGGTCAAGGAACTGTTCTTTATGGTGATAAGACACTTTCAGCTAAACCTTCTTCATTCGATCATATCAATGTTCGTCGCTTGTTCATCGTACTTGAAAAAGCAATTGCAACTGCTTCTAAATACTCGCTATTTGAGTTCAACGATGCATTTACTCGCGCCCAGTTTAAGAACTTGATCAATCCTTATCTACGTAACATTAAGGGTCGTAGAGGCATCACTGACTT